CCATGTGCGCACCTCCAGAAAAGAAAGCGGCGAGCTCGAAGGCCCGCCGCTTAGGGTTGAGACGCCTCGCGCTGCGCTTACTTGACGCCGAGCGAGCGACCCTGGCCGATCGTGGTCACACTGCCCGCGGCAAAGGTGCCCGGGGCGGTGGTCACGGTAGCCACGACCCAGGTGTCTTTCTGGAACGTGATCGGCGCGAAGTTGAAGCGGGTGACGCCGGCGGCCTGGGCAAAAGCTCCGGCGCCGGCGAAGTAGTCGTCATCGGCATCCGCGCCATCGACCGAGGCATAGCCCACCTTGGCCGCGAACGCGGTGCCGGAGTCCATGTCGGTATTGCGGATTTCGAGAGTCTGCAGGCGCGTGCCGGCGGGCACGAACAGCAGCTCGAGGACATCGTTTGCGCTCGGCGCGGCCGAAAGGACGAGGGTTTCGTCCGCCGACACGCCGTCGCCCGCGCCCATGGCGCGCATGGCATTGGGGCCCTTGGAGAGCCCGCGGGAGTAGATTCGAGCCATCTGGCTTTCTCCTTGAATCGTGAGGATGTGCCGGACCGGCGCGATGCCGGCCCGGTGTCAGGCGGTGCGCCTTAGAGCTTGACCACCACGTCGACCACGATGATGCCGTGGTCGGTGAGCTCTTCCAGGCCGGTGCCGTCCTTGTACTTGAAGCGCAGTTTGCCCAGCGCCGAGCACATGTCGCCGGCCATCTCGACCGAGCGCTTGAAGTTGCGCGGGTTCTGCAGCAGACGGAACGGCAGTTCGCCGCCTTCGTCACGGCCGTAGATGTGCGCCAGCGCCTGGCCGCCGAGGATGATGCAGCGCTCGACCGCGTAGCCCGAGGTGAGCGAACCGTTGACGGTCACGTTGGTCTCGGTGCCGGTGTAGCGGTTGGCAGCCTCGATCGCTTTCACGGTCTCGTTCGGCAGGAAGCGGATGGCCTCGCTGATCTTCTTGACCAGGATGCCATTCCACATGCCCACGTCGCCACGGAACAACGGGTGGCGGTTGCTGGCGATCTCGCGCTGCGCCGCGTTGGCCTGCCACGAGCGGATGCCCGAGGCTTCGTTCAGCAGCGAGTTGTAGGCGCGGCCCGAGCACAACATGACCCACATCGGATCGTCTTCGGCGGTCACGTCACCCGGGATCTGCACCGGCGGCAGCGTGTAGGGGCTGTCGTCGATGATGGTGCGGATCTGGTCCAGGTGCGTGAGCTTGAGCACGTCGGCCGAATCCACCGAGCCAAGTTGCTGGCCGCCCTGCACCAGGTAGTTGCCGTCGATGACGTAGTGCCGGTTGTAGGTCGGGGCGCGCAGCGGATTGACGAGGATCGGCGCCAGGCGGCCGGCGTCGGTCGGCAGGATCCAGCGGCGGTCGTACTGCGAACCGCGCGCGCCGGCCATGTGGACCAGCGACTCCTGCCAGAACAGGCGCTTGAAGTAGCCCGGCAGCTGCGCCTTGGCAAGCTTGAGCAGGTCGAACTGCGAGCGCTTTTGCGCCATGACACCGCCCGGATCCACGACCTTGGTGGTCAGATCAACCTTGAAGCGATCCACCGCGAAGTCGAGCTTCTCGCCTTTGCCCTCGGCGTTCTCGTCACCCATGATCGGCTCTTCGTTCATGGCATTGACGAGGGTGACCTGGATGTCGTCGCCCGGCTTGTTGGCCAGGTCCAGGATGTTGACGATCGGCATCGAGCGGGACGATTCGCCCTTGCCCGAGCGCTCGACCTCGGCCATGGTCGGGGCCGGGCCGGAGAGCGCAGCCTTGAGGCCGCCGGTGTTGAGGATGCTGGTGAAGATGGCGCTCGAGTACTGGCGAACCGCCAGATCCGAGCCGGAAGGAACGGTCGTTTGAGACATCGTTTAGCTCCTGGGCGTATTGGCAGCCAGGTACGCGTCGACCTGCTCCGGGGTCATCTTGGCGAACAGGTCGGCCAGCGCCGCAGCGCTGATTTGTTTGGCCTGATCGGTCGCTGATCCGGTCGGTCCGGGCGTACCCGGCACATCGGTAAGAGAGGCCACGGCGGGCCGGGCCTGCGCCTTCTCCAGCGCTTTTTGCGCGGCGGCTTTCAGGTCGGCGGGCGTGGCTTGCTGCTTCGGTTGAGGTTGAGCGGGCGGGGCCGGCTCGGGCTTCGCAGCGGTCGGCGCGTCGGGATAGATGTCGCGCACCATCTCGACCACTTTCTGGAAGCGCTCGGCTTGGGACTTCGCAGCCCAGTGCGGCGACTGCAACAGACGATCCTCGATGGCCGTCGCTTCGGCCACCAGCTGGCGACCCGCGTCGTCCTCGAGCGTGACCCACAGCGCAAGATCCGGCGCCTGCGCAAGCGCCTCCTCGAACGCCGCTTCCGCGGTGTCGGCCACCTGCTTCACGACCGGAGCGGTCGCGCTGCGCAGCTCCTGCACCTGGGCAGTGGTCTGCTGCACGGTGGCCACGAGGTTGCGCACCAGGCTGGCGAGCTCGGGCGAGTCGTCGGCGATGGCCGCGAGCGCTTGCTCGAGGTCGCCCGCCTGTTCGGCGAGCGCGTCGGCTTGCGCCTGCTGCGCGGGCGTTGCCGCTTGCGTGCCGCCCTGCTTCACCTGGGCGCGCAGTTCATCGCGTTCGGCCTGTAGGCGCTGCAGTGCGCGCGCCATGCGGGCCATTTCCTTGTGCAGGTCGCGGTGCTTGCCGCTGTCGTCGGCTTCGGAGTCGGGCTGGCCGGACGAGTCGCCTGGTACGTCCTGTTTGCCGTCCTGCGCCGCGGGCGTCGCCTCGGGTGCGGGGGTCGCTTCGGGTTGCGGGTCTTGCGGCTCGGCTGCGCCCAGCTTGGCGAGGTATTCGCTCGCCTCGCTGGCGGTCATCGCAGCCACCTCGGCGCGCTGCGCGTCGGTGAGCGATTCGATGCGCTCGAGCAGATCGTCGTCCAGTGCCGGCGTATCGCCGATCACTTCGTCGTCAACATCAACAGTCATGGGGAATTACCTCGTTGCCCTTTCACCGGCGGGCGTCGGAATGGAAAAACCCGCTCGAAGGCGGGTTCTTGGGTTGCCGCTGATACCCCAGTGGCGCGGGAAAATTCGTCTCGTTACTGCCAGGTCACCGGCGGCGGCATCGCCTCTTCCGGCGTCTGCGCAGGCTGCATCGGCGCGACTTCTTGCGGCATCGCCTCGCGCGCGGCCTCGGCGCGGATCGCCTCGGTCTCGGCCAGTAGCTTCTCGACCTTCGCCAGTCGCTCGCGGATCGCCGCGGCCTTGTCGTCGGCCTCGAGCTTGGCGGCCTGCTGCGCGAGTTGCTGCTGCATCGTCTGTGCGGCCTGCACTTGCTGGTCGTCGCCTGCGGGCTGGATGAAGCCCGCGCGCTCGAGGTCGGCGATGATCGCCTCGCGCTGCGGGTGATCGGTGAGCTCGATCACGTAGCGGATCGTGGCGGCCTGCACCTGCGGCGGCAGGCTGCGGGTGAGCTCCACCATCATCTGGAGCTGCTGCATGCGGTAGCTGGCCGTGGTCGGGATCTGCTCGAGCGACACATCGGCATGCACCTGGCGCAGATCGTTGCCGACCGAGCCGTCGGGCTGCGTCTGGTTGCACACCACCACCTGCACCTTGCCGTCCTTCTTGAAGCCGATCGGCACATCGCGCGACTCGCGCAGATCGTCCAGCAGGTTCGAGAACAGCATCAGCCCGACGCGCTGGCGCGCCGTGCGGTAGTTGTCGTTGATCTTGGCCTGCCCGGTGTTGCCCTGCTCCACCAGCGAGTTGATCGCGATACCCGATCCACCTTGCTTGCCGAGCATGGCCTTGTAGACGCCGGCGGCATTCTCGATGTCGGTCGAGCGCTGCATGCGCAGGTTCATCCGGTTCGGGTCGGTCTGCGCGCCCGAGACAATCTCGAAGCGCGCGCCGCGCCGCTTCGGGTCCAGCAGGATCTGCGAGTTCGGCAGGTTGATCTCTGCGGCCACGTCCTGCCAGGTGTTGAACGTGGTGTCGATCGCATCCGACTCGGCGATGATGCGCTTGACCTTGGAGTCGATCGCCAGGCGCTTGTCGTGCTCGTTCACGTCGTCCTGCGGCCCGCGCATCGCGCGCACCACGCCGTAGGGTTGGCGCAGCTTGTCGGTGCGAAACGCCCAGAACGGCGTGTAGGGGAAAAAGCCATGCGAGTACGGGCTCGGGTAATCGCCGATCTGATGCGGCCCGACGTAGTGCGCAACGCGCACGCGGGTGTAGAGCGCGGGCTGAATCTGCACCTTCCCAGCAGCCACGGCGGCGACGTGCGCCTGGTTCGTCTCATCGAACGGGATCGCCCGAGCGTGCGGGCTCGTGCGGATCACGAAGCCGCGCACCCAGCGCCGGTACCAGACCTCCCACAGGCACACGCGGTCGCGGTAGATGTCGCGCCACTCGACCTCCTGCATGCTGCCCCAGGTGAGCTCATCGCGCTGCGCCTGCTGCAGCCGGGTCTGCGAAACCTCGGAGATCAGCGACCATTGCCACGTCGAGAAGCCACCCTTGGCGACCTCGCGCAGCCACTCCTGATCGGCCGGGAACATCTGCGGCAGCACCGCGCCATCGACCCAGCGCGAGCGCACGATGAAGGTGCCGTCATCGAGCATCGGATGCTTGGCGCGCCAGTCCCACGCAATCTCGTCGCGATGCACGAAGGCCACGCGGTGCGGATATTTGACCGCATCGAGCTCGTGCCCGGTCTCGGTCCAGCCGAGGCCGGCGACGATCTGCGAATCGTAGGCCTCGCTGATCGCCTCGTCCGCGCCGGACTTCACCTGCGCGTCCTTCAGTTCCGCGTTCAGCGCCTGGTGCAGCGGCTCGGGCAGCGGGCGCGCCAGGTTGCCGGCGGACACGCGCCAGTCGGTGCGGCTCTTGGCTTCCATGCCAGCCAAGAGGTTGATCACCGGCGCGATCAGGTTCGTAGGCTGCGTCGAGATCCTGAAGTCCTCGAGCGCCTGCAGCTGCTCGGCGGTGAACTGCGCGCCATCGCGGTAGGCTGCATCGACGTCGGCCTCGTGGCGCCAGTCGGGCTGCTCGCGCACGTCCATCAGGATCTTGCCGAGCTCGGCCGCGCTCATGCGGCCATCGGCAGGCGCGATCGCGCTGGCGACGTCCTCGAGCGCTTCCTCAGAGGCGGACAGGGTTGCGGTGATCGCGGTCATCGGGTCGGGGCTCAGAATGCGGAAACAGGGCGGCGAGCGCGCGCCACTTCGGACGCCTGCGCAACCGGCTCAGTGATCGCGAACCGCAGCATCATCAGCGCATAGCGCGTGCTGCAGATTCGGTCGTCGAACTCTTTCACCACCACTCCTTTTTCTCTCCGGTACAGCCGGAACTCTTCAAACCACTCGGTCAGCGTGCTGAACACCCGGAACCGGCCGGTCTGCATGCGCGTGAGCATTTCCTGCAGGCCGGCCTCGACCGAGACCAGCGAGCGCTTTTCTTCGCCGCCATCCATCCCGGACGGCTCGAACTGCGCATGCATCGGCAGCATGGCCAGCCCTTCATTGCGGTACTGCACGGCAAGCTGGTCGCCGCTCATCGCGTCCTTGACCTGGTAGCCGTCGTGCGGCCAGGCCATCGGGATCCATTTCCCGCGCGCCTTGATCGCTGAGGCATGCACCGGGATCAGCGTCTTGCTCGCGGCGTAGCAATCGGTCAGATACACCACGTCGGCCTCGCGGTCATACGCGAGCCAGCTTGCCGCGGTCGGGTGCTCCCAGCCGAAGTCCATGCCGGCGATCCGCGGCCAGTGCGACGGCAGTGGAAACGGATCGACCTTGATCGACGCCTCATCGACCGGAAAGATCGCGCCGCTGCCCAGGCTTGGGATGCCCATCGAGCGCGCCTTGCGCTGGTACTCGGGCGTCGAGTCCCACAGCTCGCGCTTGGTCTTCTCGTCCAGGTGCGGCACATCGGAGCTAGGACCACCCGGCCATTACCAGGTACTTCGATGGCGTAATCTCAGGCATCGCCGTCTCCAGGTAAGGCCGAGCGGTCGAGCCGCGCTCCTTTTTTCATGTTTTCCTCGGCGGTGAGGATCTGCAGGTTGTCGATCGTGTGAGTGCCTCCATGCTTCAGAGGAATCTTGTGATCGACGTGAAACGGAATCCCGGTCGCGTCTTGCAGTTCTCGCGCGGCGCGGTAAATCGCTTTGATCGCCGGCGTGTCATCTGCCGTTGTCCTTGCGCGCAACTTCGCTTTGCGGCGCCGCTGGCAGGCCGCCTTCTGCCCACGGTATATCGGATCAGTCCGCTGCCTGTTGGCGTAATAGGCCGCCAAGTACGCGCGGTTCGCCGCCTTCCACCGCTGCCCCGTCTCGCGGTCTCGCTCTGGGTTCTCTGCATACCGCGCGCGTCGCCGAGCCTGCGCGCAACTCCTGCATCGCGACTCATAGCGGACGCTCGGCTTGCCCTGTCGAGTGGTGTAGGGGTAACGATAAAACTGATCCAACGGCTTCTCTTCGCCGCAGGTGATGCACGACCTCTTGCCGTCGCGGATCTTCGTGTATCCCATGCTCGCAATTGTCCTGCGCCTGTGAAATGCGCTTACGTCAGGCAGCATTGCCGCTTGCCGCCCGCCATCACCAGGTACTTCGAAGGCGTGATCTCAGGCATTACCCACCCCTTCCAGCAGCGCCTGGAAGTCCTTGGGCAAGAAGCTCATCACCGTCTCGCTCATCCCGTCGAGCGGCGTGAAGGTCAGGTACAGCAGCCCGCTTGTCGTGGCGGTGCGGATCAGGCACTCGCCGTAGATCTCTGCCGGCGGCTCCTCGTCGAGCCAGATCCCATGCTTGGCCGTGCCCTCGAATGCGCCGCGCCCTTGCTGGTAGGCCTTCAGGCCCAGCAGCGACCAGCCGCCCGAGGTGTGCTTCACCTTCACCGTGTCGGCGAGGTTCTGCACGCCCTGCTTCCAGGTCGTCGAGCCGATGTCCTCGCCCGGGATCAGCCG